TATTCTTGCCATGTTTTATTGTCCATACCGCTTTGCTCTTGTGTTAAGAACATTGGTTGCATACCATATACTCTTTGTGAAAATTGTATTTGTTCTTCACTAGCCAACATACGATCCATTACTGCCTTGACTTCTTCTGTCAATACAGGTAAATCTTTTCCATTTTCTTTTTTATAAATTGCATTTAATTCATCTCGTATTGATTTATATATGTTTCTTACATACTCACCAAATCTCATAAATATATTTTGCATATCTATATTTGGTGCAGCCTTTTCTTCTGCTATATAAATTTCATAATTGTATGCAAAAGCTTCATGGTATTGTCTTTTCTGATTAAGATCAAATTTGCTCCATGTTTCTACGTCCTTAACTCCCCAAAAATTTAAAAGCACATCAAAATCTTTTTGTATATCTGGAGGTGCTTGGCCTGACAAAACCAAATCTTCCATAACAGTTAACATAAAGTGTGCTGTTTCATGGAAAAACGTAGATATATCAGCTTCTTGATTTAAAAATATAGTTAAAGTTTTAGGATCAAATCCACCTCTTGAATCTTCAAATTTATCTTGTTGTAAAAATTCTCCTACATCTACTTGAATAGATCCTCTAGGCTTTCCAACTGAGAGTCTGAAATCTCTTCGTCCGTTAGGGAATTCATCATCGAGACTAAGTCTAGAAGGTTCGACCCGGATGGCAACTGCTGTATTGCCATAGCCAGTATCTGTGATAGCTCTGGTGGTAACGTAGACATCAGGTTCTCCAGAACTTCGGAGTTCACCTGTAGCCCTGATTCGTTCTGCGTTTGCTCTACTGGTGTGATGGAAGACAGTAACTGTTCCGTCTGAGTTAAGGGGGAGTCCTGTGGTTTCATCAATGTTTCTTTGTTGTTGGAAAGTTGCATCATCTGTTCGTACCTCTCCTCTTCCTCCAACATCAGATTGTGTTCCTCTTGATTGCTCAACGGCCTGTAACTCATCATCTACCTCCTGTATTGCAGATTGTATGTCTTCATCTGGTATACCTATTCTAGCAGCAAATTCAACAGCAGCATTGGCATAATCAGGTGCTTCATTATCTTCGTAATTTGTTTCTACTACTGCTTCTTTTAATTTAGCAGAATCATATAATTTTTTTTCTGGATACCAAACAAGTGCTTGCAGATCTGCCATTGTTAAAGCCGGGTAATCTTTTTGCAAAACGTCTAAAACTTGTTGAAATACTTTTCCTATGTTTCTTCTTTCTGGAGCACCACTTGGTGATTCTTTTTGACCATCATTATCTTTAGCTAATAAATTACCTCTTTTACGCAAGTAGTCACCAAGAGAAACTGTTGCGTCATTGCTTTTTGGTTTACCACCAATCTCTATAAAAATTTCTCTATATTTTGGATCTTCGTCAAATCTTGCAACTTGAGCCATAAGTTGACGATTTTCTTCTGTAACTGATGCTTTTTCAATATCAATAGCTAATTGATCAAGGTCACCTACTGTTAGTTTTCTGCCAATAATTGCTTCAAACGCTTTTTTCTGTGCCTTAGTTAAAGCTTTAATTATTTGTTTTATCTGCCCTCTTTTTATTTTTGCTTGTTTTTCTTTGTTTAAAACTAACGTACCTGTCATGCGACCCCATGTACGCATAGCCCATCTATCTAAAGTTAACTGGTCATAGTTGCCATTTAAATTTGCAAAAAATCCATTACCAATTTTTGGACCCATTATTGCAGCACCATAAACTAATTCATCTAACCCATAACCACCACCTACTTTTATTTGCCTTCCATTTTTATATTTACCTACAAACTCATGCACTTCTCTTACAGTATGCATAGTTCTCATAAATTCTTCTATTTCTTTAAAAGATTTTCTATCAAATAATAAATTTAATATTTTAAAAGATTTTTCCATTGCTGCTCTTGCAGTACCACCTGTTTTTTCGCCTTCTGCATTTAACATTTTTTCTGGCAATCTGCCTTTACCTTCACCTAGTTCTTCTTCTGACCTCAACCATTTTTCATATACATCTGCTGCATACTCATAATTTTTATCTACTTTTATACCGTTAGATGTAGCTGCTAATGCCCATTTAAATACAAATTCATGTCTTTTATCAGTAGCAACTTTTGGATATACAAGAGAAAGTATTCGTACTGCTTTAGATACTTTTTCGTCATACCAACCAACAGCATTTGCATTTTCTGTCAAAGCAAATCGTGCGTCTTCCAATAAAGTCCTTACAAGATATTTTTCTGTCTCTGCACTAAAATCTGACAAATCAACTCTTGCTCTTTTAGCAGCAGCTTGTATACGACCTTGTATTTCTAATTTAAAATCCCGGTTAGTTGCAAACGGTTTACTTTTTGCAAAATCAAAATTTTCTACAATTCTTGCTAATTGGAATACTTCTTCTGATACTGGCTTACCTTGTTTTTGTGGTTTTGCTTGTTGTGAAAATATTTCACGTTCATTTTCAAGGTCACTAATTTTATCATTAATTGCATCCGTTTTAGTTTTCCAATTTTGTAGTTCTGCTTCTTCAGTTGGTTCTGGTCCTAATTCTTTTAACTGTTGTCTTAACTGTCCTAATTTATTATTAGTACCGTCTAATAATTTAGCAATTTCTATTTGATTTGGTCCAACAATTCTTAATGGGTATTTTTTAAAAACTTCATCAGGTAATATTCCTAATCTATTTCCTAATGTAATTGCAAGATTTTGATAAAAAGTAGCACCTTCTAATTGACCTCTTCTAGTAGGAAATTTACCAGAACTTTTTAACATTGCAGCAATATCTTTTTTTACTTTGGCTGCACTAGCTCTATATTGTTTTGTTTTGTTTGCATCTCTATTTGCTATTTCAGTAGCTTCTTTTTCTAACTTATCTTTATTAGCTTGGAAATATGTTTTTTCTGCTTGGCTAAAACTTTTGTCTTTATCAAATCTTCTATGTTGTTTTAATATACCGTCTAAGTTTGTACCTACAAGTTTTGTAGAATATTCACCAATAGGAACTACAATATCATTTCCCGAAATTGTACCTGTGTTGTTAAACACTTCTAATTGTCTTGCTATTGTTGGCGATACTTTTTTTATGTCATTTATATCTAGACCTAGTTCTTTCATTGATTGAGCAAATGCTTGTGCATCAAAATACACATCAGTTATTCCTTTTTCATTTCCAATTGCTTGAGTTACATTTTGAAAATCAACTGGATTTCTTTCTTTTAACTTACTTTCATTTGCTTGTTTTTCTAATGCTTCAAAAAAGACTTCTTGTCTTCTGGCATTATTCATTTTATTAACATCTGATATATATGTAGGACCACCACCAACTAAACCTACTATGGACATACCTTGCATGGTTCTATAAAAAGTCATTGCTAGTTGTTTTCCAACTTCAGATATTCCTTCCCAACTTGTAAATTGTGATTCTACGTCTTCTCTACTGTCATACATCACCGCTATTTCACGACCTATAATCTGTGTAAGTTCTTGCAATGTTTCAGTAGCTGATTCTCCAAGACCTGCTTTAGCCCAGTTCATAGCAAAGTTTTTTAATGCATATCTTCCACCCGGTTTTGCTAATTCTTTTGAAATTTGTTTAGCTGCTGCTCTAGTTAATAATTTTCTTATAGGTGCGGAAACAATACTCATTCCCCAAAGTTCTAATGCTGCACTAGTTAATCCAACGCCAGTTGCAATCCATTTAGAATGATCTTTATCAAACCCTGCATCTACCAAGGAAAGATAAGAATTACCAGATTCAACTGCCCACGAGTCATAAGCAAGTGAACCCATAAAACCTACAATAAATCCACCTTTAGCAGTAAAAGCTGAACCCGGTCCTGTCCAAGAACCTAAAGCTCCACCGACAACTGCACCTGCTCCACCTTTTGCAAATGCGTGTGGCAAAGTTTTTGAGTACTGTCCAAATATTGCAAAACCTTCTTCAAAAGGACCTGTACCGTCTGCTTCTAATTCTTTTAACCTAGCATCTATTTCTGCTAACTCATCTAAAGTTTCTTGGTCAGGATTAGCACTCCATTGCAGTTCAACTCCAATATGACCTCTTCTAGTTTGCAATCTACCTTTTTCCCAACCTTGTACTGCATTTTCTGGAATTTCAGTAAAGTCATGGAATAACTTTTCTAGCCCTTGTAAGTTATCTATATTGTCATAAGCTAAAGCTGCAAATTTTGGATCAGTTAATTGTCTATGTAAAACAGGACTATATTTTGCTAACTGTAAACTTTTAAAATATTCTTCTTGTTTTTTTCTCTTCATCAACTCTATTGCTTGATCGCTGTCTAAATCAAGATTTTGTGGCAGTCCTAATTCATCTGCAAGTCTTAACGCTTCACCTACTCTGTTAGGATCTCTTGCCATAACAGCTTGTAAGTTTTGCTTAACTTTTATATCTTGCAGTTTTTTATCTTGATTAATAAAAAATCGATACAAGTTAGTAGGACGATTTTCTACACCCGAAGCGAAGTCATTACCAATAATTAAATTACTGTTGTCTTCGGGAAAATTTCCGTCTTCTTCTTCAAGGTCTTTAACTAGATTTCTGTAAATGTTAGTCATTTCATATTATCTTGTTCAAATTGATTAGTGTATTCAGCCATATCATCGTCATTATCAGCCGTTGGTTTCCCATGACGTACCCACATTTCAGCTATGTTTTGTGCTGATGGTGTTTTGCCTTCGTCTAATAATATTTCTATTATTGTCTCTCTTTGATAACTATTAATATCGTGTAACCAAACTCTTTTGCCTTTTACTTCAACGTAAATATTATCTAATTGATCTGAATTGATTGCACTATAAGGTAGTTGATAATCATCACCACTTCTCCAACTCCATTGTTGTGGGTCAAGAATTACTTTGTTATTTAATATTTCTTTCAACAATTCTCTTTTTCTATCACGACCTACTTTATTACCTGTTTTTCGTTCTTCTTCAGCTATTGCATTTTTCCATGCATCTTCTATTTGAATGTAATCAGTTTTTTCATCATCATTACGATCTGAAGAATATAAATTAGCAAACCCTGCTCTTTGTAATTCACTTTTGTACATAACTGAATCAACACTAACTTCATTTACATCTTCCTTAGTTTTTAATGAGTCTGCATAAGTTTTTAATTTTGCGTAATCAACTTTGTTTAAACTTGTACGATACATTTCTAAATTATTTTTTAATTCACCGGGATTATCAATAAGCTGTATTACTGCGTTTTTATCTGACTCTAGTGGCTGTCCTTTCTTTAATCTTTCTTGATCCTTTAGCGTAAACATATTTATATCTATTCCATTAGCTTCAAGATCTCTCCACCCACCGTCTTTAGACAAAGCTATTTCTTGTGCTTTTAAATATGTTTCATTATATTGATTTGTTTTTTGATCATTTAACTCGTTGTATTTTAATTTTAAATCTTCTTTTGCATAAGCTAATTGTTTTGGATCTTCTATTGTACGTTCTAAATGTCTTTCATATACACTTAATGGTTGTAAACCTGTTACAGGATTAACGTCTTTGTATCTAACACCTTCTTGTAAAATTTTTATATCTTTAATTACTTGATTAGCGTATTTTTTATTATTAGCTTCCCATGTTGCTTTAGCTTCTTCGTATGATTTAGCACCATCTCTACCATTAGGAAAATCATTACGTTTTGGTTCTGGTACATTATTTGTAAATTTTTTATCAACTTCTTTAATAAATAATTTATTAAATTCATTTAAAACTTTTGCATCAATTTTTCTTTTATATCCTTCATCAGTTTCATATTTATCTTTATCAATTTTTACTTTTTTAAGTGCTTTTGTATAAAACTGGTCAGCCTTTTCTACACCTATTGTTTGTATAGCAAACAAATGTGATGGTTGATTTACTTCACTTATTAATATAGTAGAGTCTGCTTGGAAAAATTTTGATTCATTTCTTTTTTGTTCTAATATATTAACTCTTTCATCTTTAGTAAAATCTTCTACGTTTAATTCATTTGAATGAAATCCATCAATACATATTCCGTCATTATTATTATCTTCATTATTATTAGATGCTAAACACAATGTAAGATTTGCTTGGTTTGAAAAACTTGTATCTGTTGGATTATTATTATTTAATATATTATTTACTATTTCACCGGCATTATAATCTTTATGTTTTTCTTTAACTGATTGGATTAAAGCGGTTGCAGAGTCTTTATCTATATCACCTGCCTGATAATGTGCAGCAATATATTCATCTATTTGCCCCCATTTTTTTTGAATTGTTAAAGTCTTTACTACACCTTCATGTATTTTCATATTGTATGCACTAACTCTTCTTAACCATTCTTGACTTGTTTTTTCGCCCCTAGTTATTAATCCATCATTTATTGCTTGTTCTTCTAGTAATTGTAAACCTGCTACACGGCTTTTATTGTGTTCACTTGTAGGATCTTTCCATCCTTCTGCATTAACAATAGAAGCATTTTGATAATTACCAATTGTTACTTTACGTTCTTGGTCAGCATAATCACGTTGTGCTTTTATTGAATGTGTAGTCATGCTAGATTGTGCTGACTTAATAGACACCTGTGCCATATTTTCAAACATATATTTAACAACACCGTTACTTGCTTTACCTGTGTAACTTTCTAATAAATCTTTTATTTTGCCGTTATATACATCGTATTGTCTTTTTGGTTCGCCACCTTCTGTATCTGAAGGAACTGTAGCAACAGCAAGTGCTCCTTCTAAATCTAAATAATCTCGTCTAATTACATCTAAATCAGAATAAAAATTATTATATAGTTCCTTTGATTCTGCATCATTTATTTCGTCATCTATTTTATTTAATACTTTCCCAAACTCTTGTTGAGCTTTACCCATTTTTATTATATCGTCAGATACTACATCTTTTTGTGGTTTAACATCAGTAGCACCAAATTGTACTTCAGAACCTGTGTCTACCTGTTGTGTTAAGTTGTAATTTTGAAAAGGTACTTTTGCCATAATTATGTAGGTGTTTCCGTTGTTGCTGTTGTATTTGTCAACATTCCAGATGGCAAGCTGCTAAGAACATTACCTGCACCTGTTAACAAGCTACTGCTCATATTCATAAATGGACTAATAGAAGATGCTGTAGCAAACATATTGCTTGCACTCATTCCATACATACTTCCTTGTATTCCTAAACCTACAGCTTCTAATCGTTTGTTTTCTGCTGCTCTAACTTTATTAGAGTTCATTGTCATTTTATCTATTTCTGCCAAAATATCATTACTAATTATCGACTCTAAATTACTACCTACACCTCTTACACCACCTCTAGATGCTATAGATACTATGTTTTTAGATTTTGCTCTTCCTTGTTTTAAGGTCATTATTTGATATTGCTTATTAAACGATCTCATTATGTGTTGTGCCTGACTTTCTTTTTGACGCATATTAAAAAGAGACATATCTTTTTTATGCTGCAAACTTAAAGCTAAACTTTTTGTTTTATATTTTTCTGCACTTGCTGCGTAAAAAGAACCAACAGCACCACTAACTGCACCAAAACCTTGTGTAATTATCCCTGCCTGACCTAATGAACTTAAATCACCCCATTTTAATGATGCCATCGTTGTGCTAACCTCAACGCTTCCTTATTTTTTTAGTATATCTATATAATATCTGTTTACGGTCACACTATCCACCCATAGCTACTTCTAATGTTAAACCTACAATTGTCAATGGTAATGGGTCTGTTTGACGTACAAATAACTGTCCATTGTCTTGCCATTGTGGTGTAAGCATTATTTTAATATCTTGTGTTTTTAAATTTGGCGGTGATCCATATGGCTCTGTTGTACGTTGTTTTGCTTCTACTAATTTATCTGCACTAGGACCTGCAAAAATACCAGATGATTCCAATACACGCAGCCATACATGGTTTAAATTTTTAACTCTACCTTGACCAAATGCTTCTACTTGTAATGCCATAGGTAAAGTTTGCAAATCAGCTTCTATAGGCAATCCAAGATGAACAATACTAGATGCACGATCTAACGTAATAGAACCACTAGATACTGTACGTTGTGGATGCACAGCACCATCTGCCAAAATATTTAATGTTTTACCTTCTAAATAAGAAATACCAGATATAACATTTCTTGCAACTTCATAAGTTGTTATAGCTGTATTGCGTAAATTTGCAGGTAAATCTCTATCTAATTTTACAGTTGCTACTGTTTGACTTGTAGTAGAGATAATATTACAACGATAATAATTTGTACCATCTACTAAAACAATTGCATCTCCAACATCATCAACACTAGGTGGTGCATTAAATAAATTATAATTAGCAGTTATAGTAACGCTTTCGCCTTTTGTATAATTTGTACCGCCAGATATAGTTACGTTTTGACCTGTGTTTGTATTTGTACCGTTATAGGTAGCACCTGCATCTACAAAGAAATTATCACGTTGTGTTGCAAATAACCTTGTACCCATACGCTCTACATAGCGTTTGCTTGCACCATTTATAGTTCTTTTAATAATGCAATATGTAACGTCATCGTTTCCTTCAGACACACAAGCTACACTTTCAAAAATACCGTCTGTATCATGTTGATGCCACGCACCAATCTGTTGTTCTGGAACATATGTAAGACCTAATAATTTACCACTACTACTTACTTGCCATACAATAGGTATTGGTGACTTTGATAAAGCCATATCTATAATTGTAAAATTATCAAACAAATGTGGAGCACGAAGAGATAAATCACCAGTAATAAATCCATTTGCTTGCCAGTTATAACCTAGTTCTCTTACATGACCGCCACGAGCAGCACCATATACCAAACTATTATTAACAATTACTGGTTGTGCATTGTTTGCTCCAACGTATGATTGTGGTTTTACTGATATAGATGTAGGTGTTATTGCATCACTATTAACAGAAGTTACACGCCATTCTGCTGATCCTGTAAGCATAAGTAAGTTTGTTAATGGAACTATGTGTCTTATAGTGTTAGCTTCACGAGCAGCAACTCTAAACTCAATACGATCATCGTCTTTAATTGGTAAACCAAAAGACATATTACTTTCAGTACCTGATTTAGTCATCCATATGTTTTGTGGTGCATTATTTGTACCTGCAAACACTCTGCGTTGTTCAAAATAAGATACAGCACCGGGATAATTACCAGTTCCTACAAAATCATTTTCATGTATTGGAGGTGTTCTAGAAAAATCAGGTGCAATATTATCGTCTACAAGTGTTGTTCCAGTAGTTTCTCCAAGAAATCCGTAAATACCACCTTGTTGTTTATATACTCGATATCTACTAGCACCAGTAACTGCGTTCCATGTAATAGTGTTTTTTGCTCCAGTAACAAATATATTGTTATTAACAGAGGTAGCAGTTGATTGATTACTTTCATCTACTAAATTAGATTTAACAGCAGTTACAACATATTCGTGTGCAACATAAGTATCTGTATTTGTTGAAGTAGACGCAGGTATATACATAGAAGAATTGACATTAGAAGGTGCTGCTAAAGGGCTACCAAAGTCAATTACACGCAATTCCCATTGCGTTGCACCAAGTCTTCTTAATTCTCTAGGTGCGTGATTAGGATGCACTAATGTTATAACGTCAGCAGATTGCACATAATTTACATCAAACAATTCCGCTTCTAAATATGGATGAGG